AGAAGACCGTGAAAGGAGGCAGCCTGACTGCCTCTGATCTGGGCGCGGTATCGGCAGCGGATAAGGGTCAGGCAGGCGGCATTGCAGGTCTGGGCGCTGACGGCAAGGTTCCAGCATCGCAGCTGCCCGCGATGAATTACGAGGGCAAGGGCGCCGTAGATACGCATAACACGAGCACAAGCGCTCACAATGCGCTATTTGCGGCAAAGCAGAACAAGATCAAGGGCAAGAAGGGAAAGTATGTTGGTTTTACGGCAAATGACACCGTGGGTGAGGTAGACGCGCCTGCATCCGGCGGTAGTCGCATTACGCTGACGTTTGCAAGCGATTTTGTCGGTCAGGCATGGACGCTCTCCGGCGGTAGCGAAACCTACACCGGCACGGTAGACAGCAGCAAGACGGCAACTGTAAGCGTGCTCGGCATTAACACTACCTACACCCTGAGTGCTGCGCTGTCCGGTACGACGTATACTGCCGAGGTAACAACCAAGGCGTATTACACGGCGCTGGCGGTGGCGCTTGAGAAATTCCAGTCCACCATTACCGTAACCGTAGATAGTGGTTCGACGGTGACGGCGACACTGGGCAGCACGGTATTGACCAAGACGAGCACCGGCACGGCTGTGTTTACCGTCGGTAAGGCGGGTACTTGGGCAATTAAGGCAACAAAGGGTGACCAGACCGCCGAGGGCACGGTAAGCATTACGGCCAGCGGGCAGAGCAAGTCGCTGACGCTGAGTTACGCTAACGTTTTTGGCGTGTGCTGGGATACGAGCAATTCGAGCACGGCGCTGACGCGCTTAACTCCGAGCACTGACCCTTACGGACTGGTGACAAAGAGCGTAACGACCGAGCCGAAACCGGCGGTTGGTACGGGTGCAGGTTCGAGTCCTTTTGACAGCTTTATGCCATGGAGCGGCATGAAAGAGTGCAATCTGAACAATGCGGGCGCTGTAACAGCATGGAAAGGTGACAGCGGGTTCTCACGTTCTAATAACTTTACCATGGTGTTTATTCCGGAGTTCTATGTTGCGGCGAAACGTAACGGTACGAAGCAGTATTTCTATGTGTCGGATAAGCCCAAGACTGGAATGACGAAACATCCGGGCAGTGGAAAGTATGTGGGAAGATACACTGTTCCCGGAAGTAAATCCGGTGTTACGTCTACTGTAAATATCACTCGCACAACCGCACGCAGCAACGCTAAGCAAAACGGCGACAAGTGGCACTTGTACGATTTTGCAACCTACTGTGCAATTATCTTTCTGTATATCGTGGAGTTTGCGGATTGGAATTGCCAGAGCAAAATCGGCAAAGGTTCTGTTGACGTTACTTCATCCCCGTATGCTAACGGTGTTACAGATGTAATGACATACCATACCGGAGCAAAAAACAAAGATACTCCCTTAGCGTCAGCTGGTGTGCAGTATCGCTGGATCGAAAACCTGTGGGGTAATGTAAGCCAGTGGGTAGACGGTTTTAACATATTCAACTACACGGCTTATTATTGCACCGACTCGTCTAGGTATGAAGATGATACTACAACCGGATATGTCGAGATCGGTTATCTGCCGAAATCGGACGGTTTTATTACCGATCTGACCGTGACAGATAACGGATTGATAATACCAAAAGCGGTTGGCGGTTCGGAGACGACGCGAATCCCAGACTATATGTATTCATCGGCAGGTCGACATGCTTTGTTTGTTGGCGGATGCTGGGATAACAGTTTGTATGCTGGACTATTATACTTTAACACGAATTTTGTTCCATCTGGCTCGGACACAAACGTTTCCGCGCGTCTTTTATGTGAACCCTGAAAGGAGTGACGTATAATGAAAGTGCATGGCGACAACAAGCCGGAGAAAATCTCCGCAAACAGCCAGCCGAACAAGCCGGGACGCGCGTGGGTAAGGTTTTGCCTGAATCCGGTTGAAACCACAGACGCAGACGGAAACACGCAGTGGGAGTATGACGAGTATGTCACCGAGGTTGCAGATGGTTCGGATTTGCAGGCGCGTGTGAATGAGCAGAACGACGCACTGCTTTTACAGGCTGTCGGCGAGGAATACGGCACACCGATGACCTCAGTTGATGATCTGCGTAAGCAGCGTATCGCAGACAGCAAGGCAGACCTCGCTGCATGGCTGTCCGAAAATCCGCTGACATGGACGGATGGCAAGAAGTATGCTGTAACGTCGGAAAAGCAGGCACAGCTTACATCGGCGCTGGCGGTGCAGCAGGTTGCGCAGTCTGCGGGCGTGGAACGTGAGCTGCGTTGGAACTCGACCGGCGATGAGTGTACGGTCTGGCAGTATGCCGATCTGTGTGCGCTGGCACTGGCGATTGCAGCCTACGTTGAGCCGCGCGTGAGCATCCAGCAGGCAGCAGAGGTGGATCTCTGCAATGCTGAGACGGCAGAGGAGGTGCTTGCCGTTGCGTGGAATTACACCTAAGTCGATACTTGAGCACCTGCTGTTCGCGGTGATCGGCGGCGTGACGTACATGCTGATTGAGATCGCATGGCGCGGCTACACGCACTGGTCGATGGGTGTACTAGGCGGCGTTTGCTTTGTGGCAGTTGGCTTGCTGAATGAGATCCAGCAGCGACCGCCGATCATCTTGCAGATGGCACAGGGTGCTGTGATCTGCACCGTGATGGAGCTGCTAGCCGGTCTGGTGCTCAATGTCTGGCTCGGTCTGGATGTGTGGGACTACTCTGGCGTGCCCGGCAATATCATGGGGCAGGTGTGCCCGCAGTTTGCGCTGGCGTGGGCAGTATTGTCGGCAGTAGCTGTCTGGATCGAGGACCGACTGCACAAGATCTTCGACTAACAGGAAAAAATCGTAGGAAATTTTACAGTTGAACAGGGCGAATGCCCGGAAAGGACAAAAGTTATGTATCCGAATAACATTTATGTGAAGAATCATGAAGAGATCAAGAAGCTGACCGGCGACATCGGCGTGCAGCTCGACCAGTACGATGACGCCCACAACCTCAAGCATGACGCGCTCGCGCGTGCGCAGTACAAGCACTGGCGCGCACAGCAGACCGGTGTGCCTGAACTTCTCAGCGTTGAGGATAAGCGCCTGCTGGGGCTGTAAACAACAAAAACCGCCTGAAAAGGCGGTTCGTTGACAGGGTTCGGCGGTGTATGCTATAATACAGACGGACGCTGTTACATATGGCGGTCAGACCTTCTTTTCCTTTCCCGCAGTCTGCGGCAGGAAGGAGGTGGCGCGAATGCAGAAGAAAGCATTTAGGCTTTTTATGTGTGCGGTCATTGTGCTGTACATTTTCTGTATAAAAGCGCGATGACCGCTCGTCTGATCCACGAACGGTCATCTAAATGAACGGTCTATAGGGTCTGACTGCTGTAACAGCGTCCCCTTTGGTTATATTATAGCATACGCTCCGGCTTTGTCAAGAACGACAGGCCGGGGCGTTTTGTGCCTCGGGGAAAGAGGTTATATGGATAATCCGATCACTCGTGCCGAGCACGAAGAGTTTCGCCGACGGCTCGAGGAAGAAAATCGTCGGCAGGATAAGCGCATCGAGCTGTTGGAGGATAATATGCGCGAGCTGAACCAGCTGACAGCCTCGGTCAGCAAGCTGGCTTCCAGCATCGAGAGCATGGTGAAAGAGCAGGAAAAGCAGGACAGGCGGCTGGAGACGCTCGAGGACCGCGACGGCGCGATGTGGCGCAAGATCGTGGCCTACGGCGCGACGGCACTCGTCGGCATTTTCGTCGGCTATGTCGCTCGGCAGCTTGGTTTGAACTGAGAAAGAGAGGTACTTATGAACTGGAAAATCAGAATCAAGAATCCGGTATTCTGGGTGCAGGTTGCCCTTGGCGCGTTTGCAACGGCTCTGGCCTATGCCGGTCTGACCGCTGCGGACATGACCACCTGGGCGGGCGTGTGGCAGATCATCAAGGCCACGGCGGCAAATCTGTACTGCCTGTTTCT